CACAGTTGTGCAGATCCTGAGGGGGAGACGTGCCGAAGATTAAGACTCGAAGGAAGATGGGCTGGATCAGCCTTGCATTCCACTGGATGATGATGTTCTTCACCATCGGATTGTGGACGCCGGTCTTCCTTGCTGCACGACGTCGGCGACTGACTGTGACGCACGTCCCTGAGGGCATGCCGGCAGGCTACTACCACCAAAACTAGACTTTTCGCACGCGAATTTGGCCCCTGAGCACACCGCCCAGGGGCTTTTTGCTGTGCCACGGCACGAATTTGGGAGGCTGAGCGTGCGCGCAATGAGCGTTTGCTCTGCTTCCGGGTGCCCAACGCTGGTCTCGCGCGCTGGACGATGCCCTGAGTGCGCTGCCAAGGCCCGTGCTGGCCGGCGATCACCTAAGCGCAAGGGCTATGACACAGCGTGGCGCCGTACGCGAGCAGCCTACCTACGCATGCATCCGCTGTGTGAGTGCCTGAGCTGTGCTGCTGTGGCATCGCCGCTGAGGCCTGCTGCCACTGAGGTTGACCACATGGATGGGCTCGGTCCGCTTGGCCCGCGTGGTCATGACTGGACCAACCTACGAGCGATGACCAAGGCGTGTCACTCACGAGAGACGGCACGTAGTCAGCCTGGTGGATGGAACGACCGTGGATAACGCAGGGCTATGGGCTGCATGTGGATGGCTTGGCACTTGCGCTGTCGCATTGATCATCGGATGGATCATGCATCGTCGCCAGACCCGTTGACACTGCGTAACCAACTCCCCTGAATAACCTAGATGTCCGAATTGGACGATAGGGGTGGGGATGGACCCCTTAGGGGGGTGGGGACGTTGAACGCGGGGGAGGGCGCCGGCAGGTGAGCCCGGTCAAAAACCTTGATCCTTAACCAATTCGTTATCTAGCCCATCACAGGGGGTGATCGGCATGCCCCGTGGTGGACACGTGAACAGCGGGCCGGCGCCAACGTCGATGGAGCGCAGCCACAAGGCCCAGGCCGAAGGCTGGATCACCCTTCCCGCTGAGGGACGCGACGGACCAGAGCCGGCCTTCCCGCTGGCCAACCCGGTTCCGCGTGAGATGGAGATCTGGGAACGGCTCTGGGAGATGCCGCAGGCGATCATGTGGGAACAGCTTCAGCTAGAGCTTGAGGTAGCCGGCTACGTCCGCTGTCTCGTTCGCGCAGAGGCACCGCGCAGCTCCTTCAACTACTGGACTCAGGTCCGCCAAGCAGCGGAATCCCTGGGCCTCAGCGTATCCGGTCTGGCGCGCAACCGCTGGACCGTGGGCACTGTCGAGTCTGACGACGACGCCGGCGCCCCTCAGCAGGATGACGACGACTTTGACGACCGGCTACGGCTGGTGGTCGGTGAATGACGGCATTCTGCGCGTGACTCTGAAGTGGATCGAGCGGCACGCCGTGGTCCCGGATGGGTTCAAGCAGGGCCAGCCGTTCGTGCTGCTGCCCTGGCAGATGCAAGTTGCTGCGAACTTCTACCGCGTTCGTGACTCAGCGGAGTTGGGCCAGCGATCCACGGCATTTGTCTACCGTCGCGCGCAGGTGATCATGCCCCAGAAGAGTGGTAAGGGGCCGTTTGCTGCCGCTGTTGTTCTGGCCGAAGCCGCAGGTCCGACCGTTTTCGACGGGTTTGCGACCGGCAACGAGGTCTATCGGTGCTCCGCCTGGGGTTGCCCCTGCGGATGGCGTCATGCGTACCGCGCTGGTGAGCCGATGGCCATGCCGCAGCCCACCCCGCTGATCCAGCTCCTGGCCACCTCTGAAGACCAGGTGGCGAACGTCTACCGGCCGCTGAAGGCCATGATCAAGCACGGCCCGCTGAAGTCCCTGATGAGCGTCCGTGAGGGCTTCGTCAAGGTGGGCGATGAAGGCCGTATCGACGTCGTCACCAGCTCCGCGCAGAGTCGTCTTGGTAACCCCATCACCTTCGCTGTGCAGGACGAGACAGGCACGTACAACGCGACCAACAAAATGATCAAGGTCGCAGAGACGATGCGCCGTGGTCTGGCCGGCATGTCCGGGCGGTCCATGGAGACCACCAACGCGTACGACCCGAGCGAGTACAGCACAGCGCAGCGCACCAACGAGGGTAAGGCTGAGGACGTCCTCAGGTTCTTCCCGCAGGCGCCTGCCACGCTGAGCTACCGGAACAAGCTCGAACGGCGCAAGATCCACAAGGCTGTGTACGCCGGCTGCCCCCACATCGACCTGGACGCCATTGAGGCTGAGGTCACGGAGCTGCTGGAAACCGACCCTGGCCAGGCTGAGCGATTCTTCGGCAACCGAGTTGTCGCAGGTCACGGCGCCTGGGTGGAGCACGCTGCCTGGATCTCCCGCGCGAGCGACCGCGAGATACCCGCTCCGTCGCACTACAAGCTGATGAAGATCCCCATTGTGCTGGGCTTCGATGGCTCGGATAGCGATGACTGGACCGGCCTCCGCGCAGAGACGATGGATGGCTTCCAGTGGACCCCCACCTACGGCCCGAGCGACCTGCCGACCGTGTGGGATCCCGCTGAGTGGGATGGCCAGGTACCGCGCACAGAGGTTGACGCAGCGGTTGCCCAGCTCTTCGCCACGTATGACGTCAAGCTCATGTACGCCGACCCCCCGTACTGGGAGTCAGAGGTTGACAAGTGGGCGGAGCGCTACGGCGAACGCCGGGTCATCCGCTGGCACACGCGCCGGCCAGTGCAGATGCACGCGGCTGCTGAGCGCATCAAGACGGACGTGATCAAGCGTGATTCGTCCTTCACACACGATGGCTGCCCGATCACAGAGCGCCACGTGTTCAACGCCCGTATGGCAGCGCGCCCGTCTGACCGTTATGTCCTGGCCAAGCCTGAACACAAACGGAAGATCGACATGGCCGTAGTCAGTGTGCTCGCCCACGAAGCGGCCTCTGACGCCATCGCATCCGGCCTGCTGAAGGCCAAGCCCCTATACATGTCCGCCTAGAAGGGAGGCAGCGTGCCGGCAACTCAAGAACAGGCTCTAACGCTGGTCACGCTGCTGGAAAACGAGCTGCTAAACCGGCGTCCGACCATCCGCAGGGCCACTGACTACTACCGTGGCAAGCAGCCGCTGGCGTTCGCGTCCGAACAGTTCAAGAAGTTCCACGGCGACCGCTACCGGGGGTTCGCTGACAACTGGACCCAGGTCGTCTCTGACAGCCCTGTGGAGCGACTGACCGTAACCGGCATCCTGCCCTCTGGCGTCACGGAGTCAGACGATGACCTCTGGCGCGTCTGGCAGGAAAACGGCCTGGACGCGGATTCCCAGCTTGGCTTCACCGGGGCTGTCAACAGCGCGCGGAGCTTCGTCCTGGTCTGGGGCAACCCGGATGACCCGGACGTGCCAGAGGTCACCTTCGAGGACGCCTCACAGTGCATCGTTGCGTACGTCCCGGGTAGCCGGCGCCGGCGCAGGGCCGCACTGAAGCGCTGGGATGACGGCAACAAGTCGTTCGCCACGCTGTACCTGCCCGACGAAGTCTGGAAGTTCGAGCGCCCCCTCATGGGTGCCGGCGACCAGTCTCCGCAGATGAAGGCCGTGGACGAAGAGATCGACTCCTGGCTGCCGCGTGAGCTGGGCGCTGAGCCCTGGCCCCTGCCCAACCCCATGGGTGTCGTGCCGATGATCGAGCTGCCCAACCGGCCTGCGCTGGTGGACGAACCGATCAGCGACATTACGGGCGTCATCGCCATGCAGGACGCTGTGAACCTTCTGTGGGCGCAGCTCTTCACTGCTGCCGACTACGCGTCGTTCCCTCAGCGGATCGTGCTGGGCGCCGAAGTGCCGGAAGTCCCGATCCTGGATGCCAACGGCAAGATCGTCGGATCGCGTCCGGTCGACATGGAGAAGTTCGCGGTAGACCGCGTCATGTTCTTCACCGGCGAGAACGTCAAGGTGGCCGAGTGGACAGCGGCGAACCTGGAAGCGTACTCGAACATCATCGAAGTAGCTGTGGGCCACATCGCTGCTCAGACGCGTACGCCTCAGCACTACTTGATCGGCAAGATGGCCAACCTGAGCGGTGACGCGCTGCTGGCCGCTGAAACCGGTCTGGTCAAGCGGGTGGAAGAGAAGCAGATCTGGTTCGGCCAGGCGCTTCGCGAGATGTTCCGCCTGATCGCGCTGGCGCAGGGTGAAACCGGCAAGGCCAGCAAGATCGCCAGCGGACGGATCATCTGGGCTGACCCCCAGTCCCGCTCCACGGCGCAACTCGCTGACGCCCTGCTGAAGCTCAAGCAGATCGGGTTCCCGTTCGAGTACCTGGCGCTGCGCTTCGGGCTTACGCCTACTGAGGTGGCTCAGGTCATCCTCATGCGCGACAAGGAACTAGAAGCGGACCCCATGGGTGTGTTCACGTCCATGATGGCCCGCAACCCGGCGGAGGGCGCCGCAAATGGCGTGGACTCCAAGAGCGCGTAGACACCAAGAGCAGCGCGAAGCTCTGGCAGCCGCTACAGCGCGCGCAGTACTAGCCGAGTGGGCCAAGGTCCGCCCGGACGACGTCGCCCGAGATTGGGGCCGGCTGCTTCCGCAGGTAACCGCAATGGTCCAGCGTGGGCAGCTTCATGCCGCAGAGGGCACCCATACGTTCATGCGTGATCTTCTGGGCGCTGACGTCGGACCCGAGATTGACCCTGAGCAGTTCGCATCACAAACGCCTGACGGGCGAGACCTGATGGGGCTGCTGGCCCGCAGTGCACCTACAGCGATCGATGCCCAGCGAAGAGGATTCAGCCCACGCGCCGCAATGGCTCGGGCTGCCGCATTCCTGGACATGGCCGTGCGCACTGTGATCGGCGATACCGGCAGACAAGCTGACCAGGTCGCCATGGTGGTGAACAAGAAGGTGGTTGCGTACGTTCGGGTGGTCGAACTGCCCGCGTGTTCGCGCTGCATCATCCTGGCTGGCCGTGAGTACGGAGTCAGCAACGGCTTCCTGCGCCACCCGCGCTGTGACTGCACCATGGAACCGGTCACGCGCAAGCATCGCCCCATGCCCCTGGACCCTGAAGACCTCTTCGAGTCCATGTCCGCAGAGCAAAGGCGCAAGGTCTTTGGCGAAGCCGGCACCAAGGCGATTCAAGATGGATCCCGCATCTCCTCCGTGGTCAACGCTCGCAAGAGCATGGACAGCGTGGAGATGTTCGGCAAGAAGGTGCAAGTCACCTATGTGGGCACTGGCGCGCGGAAGAACAAGCGGCCACCACGCCTGATGCCAGAAGAGATCTACCGCCTGGCCGGCGATGACAGGAACCACGCAATCCGGCTTCTGTACAAGAACGGCTATCTCCGCTGAGGCGCGCAACGCGCTAGGCACCCTCCCAAATTTCGTACCCAACTCCCTGCGCGCAATGCGCTGAGAGGACTTCGCCATGCCCGAAAATCCGGAAGCCCCCGCCAACGGTCCTGAGGTCACGCCTCCGGTACCTGCTGCGGCCCCGGCTGCCACTCCTGCCCCTGCGCCCACGGATGACGTGCCTGGCGCTGACGCGCTGGGAGACCCGGGCAAGCGCGCTCTGGACGCCATGAAGCAGAACTGGCACTCCGAGCGTGATCAGCGGAAGGCGCTAGAGCAGCGCATCGCAGACCTGGAAGCGGCCAAGAGCGCCCCGGATCCGCGTGCTGACAAGCGCATCGTCCGCGCTGAGATCAAGGCTGCCGCCAAGGGGCTGCTGGCCGATCCGTCGGACGCGCTGACGTTCCTGAAGGACCAGATGGATTCCTTCCCTGTGAACGAGGACGGCGAAGTCGACAGCGCCAAGATCACGGCCGCTCTCGAAGAGCTGCTGAAGAACAAGCCGCATCTGGCGGCAGAGAAGCGTCCGCGATTCCAGGGCTCTGCCGATTCCGGCGCCCAGGGTCGCACCTCCCAGCCCGATCAGCTCACCCGCGCTGATCTCAAGGGCAAGTCCCCCGAGTTCATCGCCAAGGCCAGGTCTGAGGGCCGGCTGAACGACGTGCTTGGGATCAAGAACTAGGAGCCAGTAAATGGCCGTTGACACCTTCATCCCCGAGATCTGGGCGGCAGACCTCTTCGTTGCCCTGCGTAAGGCGCAGATCTTCGGGCAGGCCGGCGTGATCAACCGTGACTATGAGGGCGAGGTGGCCCAGAGCGGCGACACTGTCCACATCGGTTCGCTCGCGGCGCCCACCATCAGCACGTACGTCCGCAACGTGACCGCCATCGACCCGCAGACCCTGTCCACCACGGATCAGACGCTGCTGATCGACACCAGCAAATACTTCGCGTTCGAAGTGGACGACGTGGACGCGCGGCAGGTCAAGGCCAGCGGTCAGCTCCTGACCAAGGCTGCATCTGACGCTGCGTACGGCCTCTCTGACGCGCAGGACATCGTCATCGCCACGGCCATGACCGTCAACGCTGGCAACGTGATCACGGCCGGCGACGTCGCCACGGCTGACGCTGCGTACAAGGTCATCCTGGCGCTGAAGGTCAAGCTGGACAAGGCGAAGATCCCCACCACGGGCCGCTTCGTCATCGTCTCGCCTGAGTTCTACGCGCTGATCCTTCAGGACCCGCGCTTCACCGACGCTTCGAAGTACGCCGACAACGGCAGCACGGTCCGCAACGGTGAAGTCGGTCGAGTCCTGGGCTTCAACGTCCTGACTTCGCTGAACCTGCCGCAGGGCACGGCTGGCACCAACCCGGAGGTCTCGAACTTCGTCGTGGCCGGCCATCCGATGGCGACCACGCTGGCGGAGCAGATCAACAAGGTGGAGGCGTACCGGCCCCAGGGCAGCTTCAGCGACGCGATCAAGGGCCTGCACGTCTACGGCACCAAGGTCGTTCGCCCGGAGGCGCTGGCTGTCATGGACGCGGACGTCACGACCGGTCTGCCGGCCTGATCCACCCCCTGATGTGGGGCCACTGGGTTCGCCTGGTGGCCCCCGCACCTACTTGAGGATGTACACATGGCTGACGTTGCCGTGGAAGTTGTGAACAACAGCGGGCAGACCGTGCGGCTGACTCTCGATTCCGAGGGTGAGCTACTGGCGGATCTCCGCAAGCAGGTCAAGCGCGAAGACCTGGACAGCGTCAAGGTGCTGGCGGCCCGCAAGCCGGCTGTGAAGTAACCCATGGATCCGCTCGCAACGGTCGCTGACCTGGAAGCGCGCGGTGTGGTGATCGCCCCCGAAGAGGCCGGCCCGCTGGCTGTCTGGCTGGATGTGGCGTCAGAGCTTGTCCGCGATGCCGCTGGTTCTCCGATCAGCGCGACGGACAGCACGGTGACCCTGGAAGGTTCGGGGTCCCGCCTGATGCTGCCTGGACAGCCCGTAACAGCCGTTTCCGGGGTCAGCGTGGATGGGGTGGCAGTCTCGGACTACAAGCTGCGTTCAGGCGCTGTGTGGCGCCCCTGTGGCTTCCCGGACGGCAGTGAGGTTGTCGTCAGCTACATGCATGGCCTTCCGGTTGTGCCTGCTGACATTGTCGATCTCGTCTGCCGTCTGGCCGGCCAGGAGCTAGCAGCGTTCCGCAGTGGGGAGACTGCCTCCCGTCCGCTGAAGACTGAGCGAATCGGTGACTATGCCGTTGGCTACGACACTGACGTAACCAGCGGAACCATGGTTCTGACCGACTTCCAGGTTGGCCGGCTGGCTGCTCGCTTCGGCAAGGGTGCGGGAACGGTGCGTGTCCGGTGAGCCGCGTAGCCCGCCTGCTGAACGTCACCGCTGATGTGTGGCGCCAGACGGAGTCCCCCGACGGGATGGGCGGTCAAACGACTGCTCTCGCGAAGGTGGGATCCGTCCGCGCCCGGTTCTCCCAGCCCTCCGCCACTGAACGCGTGGTCGCCGCACAGAACAACGCAGAGCTGTCGCACGTGGTCTACCTGCTGCCCACAGCGGATGTCCACAGGGGCGATGAACTGCGCAAGGCCGGCCGAGTCTTTCTCGTCCTGGCCACCTACGAACCTTCCGAGCCTGACACGTACCTGCGCGCTGACTGCAAGGAACGCCAGGCGAACCCCACCTAGGAGTGCCCATGGCATCTCTCGCTGCTCAGACCCTGGCGGTCGCCGGCACCGTTCCGACCTACACTGCCGCATCGGCTGGTGGTGACACTGCCCCCGTTGGTGGTGGTCTCCGCCTGCACGTCGTGAACGGGAGCGCATCGCCGATCACTGTCACTGTCGTCACTCCGGGCACGCTGGGTGGCCTGGCCATCGCTGACGCTGCTCTGTCGGTGCCGGCATCCGGCCACGGCTTCATCCCGCTGACTTCCCTCTACCGGGACCCGGCCACCGGTCGCGCGGTCATCACCTACAGCGCCACGGCCACTGTCTCCGTCGCCGTCCTACAGGACTGATGTCCAGCGCCCTACGCGGCATGCGCACGGCTATCGCCCGGCTACGGCTGCTTCCACGGCGGATGAATGAGGCCAGGACGGAAGCTCTGCGCGAGTGGGCGACAGCGCTGGAAAAGACAGCCAAGGAACTGGCGCCCAAGCGGAGCGGAACCCTGGAACGTGCCATCGAAGCCAAGGTGAACACAGCCACTGGCAAGGCGTGGATCCAGGTCAAGCCTGGCGCCGCTCGGGCGTACTCCTACTACGTGGAAAAGGGCACTTCCAAGATGGAAGCCCAGCCCTACATGGGTCCGGCCGCCCAGATCCACCGCAGATCCGGCGAGAAAGCCATGCGCCGTGCGGCCCCCAGACATCTCGGCAGGTGGTGACCCATGGCTACGTCGCTCCGTCCGCTGCAAACCGCCCTGTTCGCCAAGCTGAACGCAGTGCCTGCCCTGGCCGGCCGCGTGTATGACAAGGTCCCCGAGCCAGCGCCGTACCCATATGTGAACTTCGGTTCCATCTCTGAGGTCCCCGATGACCAGCACGACGCGCAGGGCATCTCAGCCGTGGTGGTGCTGCACACGTGGACCAAGTCGCAGGGCTCAGGCCAGGCGTACGACATGGCTGCTGCCGTTGATACCGCTCTGGATCGCGTGCCGCTGACCATCCCCGGTTTCCAGGCTGTCTTCATCAAGAGCCTTGGCCGGCAGACCATCGAAGATCCAGACCCGGACATCTGCCACATCAACGCAGAGTTTCAGGTCGATATGACCAAGGAGTGACATGGCTGGCGAAGACGCATTTGGCATCAAGCTGAAGCGGTCCGACATGGCGACCCCCACAGCGTCGTTTGTGGAGCTTGCCAACGTGACCAGCGTGAGCGGCCCTGAGATCGAGCGTGAGACGTACGACGTCACCGCGCATGACTCGCTGAACGGCTGGCGTGAGTTCATCGGTGGTCTGAAGGACGGCGGGGAGGTCTCCCTGAACGTCAACTACGACCCGCGCAAGCATGACGTGCTGGTGTCCGACTTCGAAGACACCCTACCGCGTGACTACAAGCTCACCTTCCCCCGGACCCTGGGCGAGTGGCAGATCAAGTTGATCCTGTCCGGCTTCTCTCAGGAAGCGCCCGTGGACGACAAGCTCAGCGCGGAGCTGAAGTTCAAGGTGTCCGGCAAGCCCACCATCATCCCGGGGTCGTGATCATGTACCTATCCGCTGACGAGATCCTGAACGCCGACGACCTGAAGCGCGAAGCGGTGGACGTCCCCGAGTGGGGCGGCACTGTGCTGGTGCAGGGCATGGACGGCACTTCCCGTGACCTCTTCGAAGCCCAGATGCTGAACAGCAAGGGCGACGGCTTCGACAAGGATAAGGGCATGGAGATGTACCGGGCGCGCCTAGCTGCGTACTGCCTGGTGGACGAGAACGGCAAGCGCATCTTCCAGGGCACTGCCGTCATCAAGCGTCTCGGTACCAAGTCCGCTCAGGCGCTGACCCGCGTGGTCGACGTCGCAACCCGGCTGTCGGGCATCACTGACGACGACGTGGAAGAGCTGACGGGAAACTGATCGACCGGCCAGAGCGGCAGTTCTATTTCCGCCTGGCCGGCTACCTAGGGGCCCCCTCCGTCGCTGCACTGCTGGCGAACATCTCGTCACACGAACTGACGGAGTGGATGGCCTACGAGCGAGTGACTGGCCCGCTGGATGCTCGCCTGCGTGGTGACATCTCAGCGGGAATCATCGCCGCAACGATCAGCAATTCGGCCGGCGCCAAGCGCAAGGCCAAGCCGTCTGACTTCATCCCGCAGTGGTTCAAGCGCAAGAAGACGCCAGAGGAGATCTGGGCAGACGTCATGCGGCTGAACGCTGAGCTGGGCGGAACAGTGCAGGCGCGCGAGTGAGCACCCTACCAATTTTCGTACCCTCAGAAGGGGGGCCCTATGTCCACGCTGGCATCACTGACTGTGGCGCTGGGCATTGACGATGACGACGTTCGGTCTGGTGCTCGCCGCTCCATCGCTGCCATCCGGTCCATCGGAGCCAGTACAGCGGGCATGACCCAGGATGCCGATGGCAACTGGCGCAGCCTGGATGGTCGAGTACTGTCCTCCGCGCACGCCATGATGACCAACGGCCAGCGAATGCGGGATGCCCTTGGTGGTGTCGGAACCGTGATGCGCAGCCTGGCCACTACGCATGCAACGAACATGGCGAACGGGCTGCGCGCAGCAGGGAATGCCGGCGTCAAGGTGTTCGGTGGTCTGACGAAGGCGCTGGCGGTCACCAGTGCAGTGTCCGTCGGTGCTGCCGGCGCCCTTGCTGCCGTTCCGCTCGCTGTCGTTGGCCTGGGAGTTATGGCGGCAGCGCAGACCAAGCAGGTCCAGACGGCCTTTTCCGGCCTGAAGGACCACGTGACGAAGACCATGCAGAGCCTGGCGAAGCCCATGGTTCAGCCGCTGGTCGATGCGTCCAAGCAGATCCGGGGCATTTTCGATGATCTGGCCCCGCAGCTAGGGCAACTGTTCAAGGCTGCGGCACCGATGATCAAGCCTCTGGTGGAAGGGATCGGCGGGCTGGTAAACGGCCTGGTCAA